AGCGTCGCGTTCAAAACGTATTTCCGCTGAGACCGCTTTGCTCGTTGCCGTAATCAGCGCATCGGCAGCGGCGGCAAACTCCCGCACCGAATCAACCGGCTCGGCCAGGGCGCGCTCGGCGGCGAGGATGCGTTCGTCCACCCATGCTGTGCACTCTGAGCAGTCGAGTCGTTTGGGAAAGTCGCGCCCTCCGCAACCGGAGCAACCCGTGATCTGATCGTCGATTAGAAGTTGCCGTGCCACCTTCGCCCGCGCCTCAACCAGCGGGTCGGGGGAGGGGGAGGGGATGGGACGGAGTATGCAAGACGGGACAAAGAATTGTCCGCCGCTCGTGTCGATTACCCTTGCGAAGCCCGCAAGGTCCTCGATCACCACCACCCCATGCGTCGGAACGCCCGCAGGCGCGGCGGGGGTCACGGGGTGGGTCATGTGAGGTTCCTTGCCTGCGACGGAATATGAACATTGGCCGGCGGCTCGTTCGTCGGAAGCAACCACGCTTCCCGAATCACGTTCGGCTTGGTGTCGCCCTCGAACGCCACGATATACTTCACCACGCGCGCACCGACTTGGCACATCAACGGGCGCGGCTTTTGAAACAGATCAGCCCACGCCCAGTCAGGCGAGAACCCCGGAGGCACAACCGCCACCACGACGGCAATCTCGGGAAGGCCAAGCAGATGCTTGAGGCGTCGCACGCGCACTACATCGTTGACCTTGAACTTCGCGGTCGGTGCCGGTGGCGTGGTGCCGACTGGTCCGATCAGTTCCGCCATTTGCCCTTTGGGGCCAAGAATGAACACGCTCACGGCACACTTTCCACCACGCCCGCGATCTCCGGGACCGCCGGAGGCGTGATCCAGGCGGTGATGATGGCGGTGGGGCGGCGCCGCATGCTAACCACCATCTCCATCGGGTTATCGTCCGTTACGTCGCCCCACGCCCGCCAGTCCTTGCCGTTCGTCGTCATCGCCACCGCGACCCGCACCGGCACCGCACCCGGCGGCGGGGGTGGCGCGGCCTGGGCGCGGAGGGCGGTGAGCCAGCCGAGGATGATTTCCGCGTCTTCGTCGTAAAGGTCCGAGCCGTTCAGCACGTCCACGATCTCCTCCTCCGTCGTCGGAATGTCGGTCATGTCGGCATCCTTTCTTTTGTCGGGGGTAGATGGGAGATTGCCAGACTAGACAACCTCCCAACTTACCTAGAACGGAATTTCGTCGTCGATATCGCCGGCCGGCGCAGGCTGGCGCGCTCGCGCTGGAGGAGGCGACGCAACGCGCGCCGCCGCCTTGACGTAATCCGCGACCGAGTTCTTGTCGGGATATTGCCCGGTATTGTCCTTCTTGATGGCGATCTTGCACCGGCCAGCTTTGTGGACGCAGTCGATGGCATCCATATCGCCGCGCTCGTATTGCAGCAACATGCCAGTGGCTTCGGCAAAATGGCGCACCTTGTATGCCGACTTCTGGGTGTGGACGAGGTAGTCAAACACGGTGATCCGTTCGCCGGCTTGGTTGTAGACGCTGAGTTGAAGTTTGATCATTTCGTTTCCGGCCGAACTGGTTTCTTCGGCCGCGTCCTTGACCTCGAAATCATATTCACCTGGTGGCCACAACCCGGTGCTGGCGATCTCGGCTTCGGTTTTGGGATGGAATTTCACGGCTGCAACTTTCCCTTTAGGTTGTCGATACACTTGGCGATGATGTCGGCGTCCATCTCGTCGAAGGATTCGACGCCTGCCGCCTTGAACCATTTTTCAACGGTTCCGTCTGGCAATTTGACCAAATCAAGCAGCCGCTTGATTTCAGCGACATCCTCAGCCGACGCGATCACGATCTGCTTGACGTCCTTCTCGATGATGTCCCGGCCATAACGGGCGGCGAACTCGTCATAGGACCAGTCAAAACGCGAACCTTCCGGAAATCCTGTGAGGCGCGACTTGCCGACATGGGCGTATCGCTTGGCTGAATCACCGGCGCCGATCTTGCTGATGCGTAGGATGAAATGCAGATCATAGGCCAGCTTTTCCCAGCCGTCGAACGTCAGGCCGGTCTGTTCCCGCTTGCCGTTTTCGGAGGTCCAGTCCGGCTTCTCATGCGCGATAAAGATCGCGTTCATGTCGGCGCGGTTCACCCATCGCACCAGCCGCGCCATCTGGCGAACTGCCGGCTTCTTCGATGCGCCAAACACGTCCTTGTCGCCCAGCCGTTCGGATTCATCGGTGATCGCCGTGTTGAACAGTTTGGTAATGCTGTCGAACACGATGGTCTTATAGGGATGTCGCTCCGTCGCCAACGCCTGCACCTGGCCGATCACGGTCTCAAAATCCAGGCTGCCCTGATCGGGGCCGAAGTAGACGCCACCGGCCGCCTTCAGTTTAGCACGGTAGTGATCGAGATCGGCACCGCCTTCCGTGTCGATGTAGTAGACGCCGGGGAAATCAAGCGAGGCCCAGGTCTTGCCGACGCCTGCCGGTCCGTAGACCAGCACCTTGGGCTTTTTGGGTTCGACGGTATCCGGCTCGACAGCCATCAATCGGCTGCGGGATTTCGGTTTGGTGATAATGTTCACTGTTCTGCTCCTGTGTTGCCGGTTTCATTACGGCCCGGTTCCGCATCTCTGTCTAACACCAACCGCACCCGCGCGGGGTCTGGCGTGTAGATCGTATCATGGAATCGGTTCCCACCAGCGGCCTTGCGGACCGCAGGAACGGCTCGCGTACGCGGCAAACCGACTCATCCCCCGTTGCGTCGTGCAGTAGATCCATCGCCTAACTATTCCGTCCGGCACACGGGGGTCCATTCCGGTTTCGGGAACCCCGCTCAGTCCGGGCGCCCCCATTATGTTCTTAGGCGCGTCGCACATGGCATAATATCCGGGATTGGTCATCCACTTGCAGTCCGTGCACAGTTTCATGGGCGCCACCTACGGGACCAAGCCCGCAGCATCAACACCACCCCCAGCACCATTCGCTGCCGCCGCGTCATGCGGGCCGGTGCGGACCAGTCGCGCAGGGGCGCGGGTGGGGACGGGATCGTGGGGACGTCGCCAAACGGTTCCGTGAAGTCCCAATGCACTTTCATTGCGTTCCCCCCTCAATAACCCTCAACCCCCGCCACAACACCGGCGGCACGCGCCGCGCATCCAGCGCCGCCTGCTCGGCAGCCTCGGCGGTCAACTCTTCCAGCGTCCGCTCCATTTTCGCCACCGTCGCGGCGATGACGTGCAGTTCCACCGCATCCGCCGGCCGGCGCGCGGCGATCTGGCGGAGGCGGGTGGCGAGGGAGGGGGTCATGGCGCGACCGCCTTTGCCGCCCGCGCCAGCGCCGCCAACACCGCCGGCAGCGCCTCGGGGACGATGTAGAGCGTGGCCGTCGATGCCGGCTCGCAGATGCCGCGCTCGTCCACCAGGTCGTGGTCGATGGTGACGCCGAGATCGCCTGTGGACACCACGTAGCGGTCAGCCATGCCGCCGCCGGTGGGGAGGGTTAGGGTTTGGATCATGATACGTGCTCCAAACAAACGGCCCGACGATAAGCCGCTTCGCCATCGACCAATTCCGCAGGGGCGGAAAATCCACCGATCCAATACCATGACTGCGCAATGATCTGTTGCAGCCGGTCCACCGGCTCCCGCGTTACCATCGCCACGCCGTCGATCACGGACACAATGGCGTCGTTTGGCCGAATGTCGTGGTCCAACATGCCGGCATGGTGCGATTCCACCAACGCGCCGGCTCCGCAAATGATGGGGCGCCGAATAACTGCACCAGCGAGTGCCGGGTGGGTCTCGGCATAAACCTCAGTCGTCGGGATAAACCGCAGACCAAGAAAGTCGTTAATCATGCCCTTGCGGAAAACCTGATTTGCCGATGTAGCGCCGGTAAACAACTGGCGGAAGTCGTTATCGGAAAACAACTGGCGAGCCGATATCGGGTCGAGATAGCAGTTATATACCCCATCTATTTCGGGGACGGCGTTTTTGCGCAGCGTGGCAACCGCCTCCAATAGAATGCCCATCGTCAAGATATCCTGCGCCTCAAGGTGGTCTGGTGCCTCAATGTGGCGAGGGCGGATCGTGGTAGCATTGGCCTTGTATGCAGCATACAGCGCGTGGCGGGCTAGTTCATCCAGCGACCGAGCAGCTTGCTCGCCGTTGATTGCGGCGTTCAGAAGAAACTGGCTGGCGATCCCGACGCGGCTCGTGACCATGTTCAGGTCGGTCACGGCCGCATAGTGGTTGAGAACGCCGGCATACATTTCGATAGCGTGGCCACCATTGCGCGGGATGCGTTTGCGGGTGCGCAGGAATTTCTTGCCAAGCGGTTCGGTTTCCTCAACCCGGTCCGCAACCATGCGGAAGCCGATGCGGGACTGCATGCCGATATCGAACTCCCGATCAAGGAACCCCTGCTGGATGATGGGTTGTAACGCGGCGGGAAAGGTCTGGATCATGGTGACTCCTCCACAGCGGCCGCCAACGGCATCGGAATAGTCTCGGCCTGCACGTCGGCCACGACGGCGTCGATCAACTCTTCCAAAGCGAGATCAATCCGCACCTTCGCCCGGGACATGTCCTTTTCCGCCAGCAGCGTTTGGGCACGCGTCAGGTGGCGCAGGATTATTTTTATCCGCCATTCGGGAATCGTCTTTGTCATGGTTGCCTCCGCAACAGGGGGAGTGTGTTAGGGATCGTCATTCGTCGTCATCTTCCGAAGTAAAACGCTTGAATCGGCAGCGGCCATACCAAAGCAAAACGGCGAAACCAAACCACCAACCGGACTGATGGAGGATGAAAACCACGTAAGAGAACAGCGCCAAAACGGCCAAGTTCCAAACGGTCAGGCAGACCGAGCAAACCGGCCCGTAGGACACCCATTCGACGAGTTTTTTGGTCATTCCGCTGCCTCTACCCGCACCGCCATCCGCTCCCGCACAAACGTCTCCCACGCCGCCTCATACGCCGCCCGAGCCGCTCGCAGCCGGAGCACGCAGGTCCGCACGTTGCTGCGGTAGATCGCGCGGTAAGCGTCGTGCCAGTCGTCCTCGGATGCCAGTAGGTCGCGCAGGTCGCGCTCGGCGGCGCGTTGGTGGTGGAGGAGGGAGAGGTGGGGGATGGTAGCTGCGGTGGTGCTGGACATCGGCGGGGTCTCCCATCTGCTGGCCGTAGCATATTCGCATCCACGCAATTCGCGCAAGCGCAAAAATAGCGTTGACGCCATTTTATTTTCGGGTATCGTGGCGCTATGGACGCAACCGAACCATCCACATTTCCCGACGCCGGCGAGATCGCGAAACTTGCCAAAGATGGCGGGTTGACCATCCCGCAGCTATGCGCCCGGGCGGAGATCGCGCCATCCACGTTCTATAGGTGGTTGAGGGGTAGTGAGATGACGGTCTCCAATGCGCGGCGTTTGTGGCAGGAGGCCCGCAAGGCTGCCGAGACCGTCGCGCCATGACCGACGACCCCCTTGCGACCCTCAACGCCGCCGAAGCCCCGCCGGCAGACTTCCCGACGCCGGCCGAGGTCGCGGCCTGGCAGGAACAGTTGCGGCGTGAGGCCGAGGAGATTGAGGAGCGACGACGACAGCGACG